GACTATGGATAGTTGGTGGTAATTAACGGAGAGCGAGTTAGATGAACCGCCCATTTGACCAGACATAGCGAGGACTGTTGCACCGGTGTTACTTAAAACAAGAATGGTGTTGTAAGAGTATGTTCCCCTAGTGCTTGCGGTAGTAATAGATTGCCCGACAGTTTGGACACCACCGCCAGAAACAATTGTGGCCAAGCCAGTTTGTACGGCCATGGAATAGTTGATTGCGGCGTTGGCACTTCCACCAGCCGTTCCCACTGCCACGTTGGTAAAGGTCACTAAATACGTAGTGAAACCAGAAAGTGTAAATGTAGAACCAAGAGCGACTGCACTGGCGCTAATTAGACTCGATGCAGTAGTGCTATAGAAGGTTTGCGCCGTATTGATGATGCCCTTACCGTTAGCCAATTCATAGGCCGTCCTAACCGAGTTAGGAGTGGCTGCGGTGGTCGTAGAGGTGCTAGAGGTTGAGTCAGTTAGTTGAACTGCACCTTTGACCGTGGTAGTGGCATCGGCAATTGCGATGGTCCGGTCTGCGCTTAGATCGCCACCGCCAGAAAGCGGTGCGGTAGTCGAAATCGTAATGGCGCTATTTGCCTTGACTGAGACTTGACCGAAAGCAGCCGCATCCGTTGAGACTGTGCCGTTGGACAGGTTCGTAATCTTGTTTGAGCCAGCAGACAGGTTAGCCGTAGGTGCGCCCCAGGCACTTAGCGACACGCTGGAGTAATCAACTAAGTGGTCTGCGCCATTTGTCCCGACCATGTACCACTGCGAACCGTTGTAGTTCACGAACGAGTATGCGCCACCACTCGAAACGGTGTAGGAGGTCACACCCGTTCCCGAACCGAGGGGAACCATCGAAGGGGTGAAACTTAGAGCTACTGACACCGATGACTTATTGATGACTGTCCAGGTGGAACCGTCAATCGGGCTGGATGGAGCAGTCAGCGTTTGACTAGCCGTAGACCCCGAGAAGATTGTGGTCTCGTTGCGCGTGACGGTAGCCGAGGCGCTGCGAAGCGATAAGTGCGATGAGATGGTCGTAGTCCAAGTACCAGGTGTTCCGGCAGTCGTGCAGACCCAGATAGTGCCACTTTGGTCGACGACAAAGTCACCCTTAGCAAAGGTCCCAGAAGCAGGTGCGCTATTTGCCGTTCCGCCTACATAGCGAGTTGCCGTTGTAGCACCCGTGAGACCGCTAGGAACTAGATCGCTACCGGTTAGTTCACCCGTGAACGTGGCCGAGGTCCCGTTTAAGGCCCCAGTTAAAGTTCCGCCGGTCAGGGGAAGTCGGTTGACCGCCAGAGTCGGATTCGGATAGGTTCCGGTTAGGTCGCCACCGGCTGAGCCCGATGGAGGAAGCGTCGAGGGAGTTCCTGAGAGCTGCGAGTAAGGGACCGTTCCGACCTTGACCGTAGGGGCGGTGTCGGTTCCGGCGACCGTGATAGTTCCATCCGCTGCGGTGACGGAGGCTACCTTGCTATTTGCCGCCGAGAGGGCGCTAGAAGCCGTTGTAGAGGCCGTAGTAGCCGTGGCTTGGAGATTGACCCAGTCGGTTGCCGTATCCGTAGGGAAGGCGTTTAACTTTGCGGCCGAACCGGCGACGTGAGCGACTGCCGTAGTCCCATCGAAGCCTCGAGTGGCAAAGGTGATGACACCGGTGGAGGGATTGAGTGAGGTGCACTTGACGGTCTCTTCGGTTGCCAGGCCGTAGTCCAACTTGATACAGAATGAGCCGCTAGTCCCCAGGGGCTGAATGGTCTTGGCACCGGTCGAGTCGACCTCTACCCAGGTAGTTAGATCACCGAAGGTAGCGGTCATGGCCGTTGAGGAGATGGCTGAAACTAGATAGGTGGGAGGGCATCCACCACCGAATGAGTTACTCGCATATGCCATTGGGGCTCCTTATTGGTCGACTTCGCCAAGCGCGGCATGGAATCCGAGGTGGCGTTCGATTTTCGTGTCCAGTTGACGGACGGACTTCCATATCTGGTCGACGGTGTCCTTCATTGACGCGCCACCATTGTTGTTCACCTGGTATTGGATGGAGTCGAGACGCGCCATCACCTGAGCCTCACGGGTCACGCGTTCATCATGAGCCTTACGGCCCGACAGAACGAATGTCGTAATAACCGTTAACCCTACGAGGGCAGAGATAACCGAGGTGATGGTCGCGAGAATCATGGCTTAGGAGGTTGGGTACTTGGCCATTTTTGCGTGGTGTCGTAGCGGTAGAAACGAGCTGGGCGGCCGTCTTGGCTCACTCGACAGAACGAAGGGTCGCCTTCTTGACCCATCGACGCGGTCAGTGGGTCGAATCCAGCACCGACGATTAGAGCTGCGTGGTCTCCAGTTCCAGCACCGTAGATCACAATGTCACCAGGGCGAGCCATGACCTTTGAGATGCGCTTGCCATTGGCGATGAGGGTGCCGGTGTAGCCACGTCCGTTGTAGTGAAAGGCCGGACCATGAGGGTCGCCAGCGCCAGCCGCCTTGTAGCACCAAGAGACGAACGTCGAGCAGTCCATGACCATATTGTCCGTTAGCGCGTACGAGACAGGGCGAATCTGCGCGTAGTGAAACTTCTTGTGATTCTTGATGGCCCAGAGGCCCCATTGGGCGATAAGTTCACGAAGGTCTTTACCAGGCATTAGTTCATTCCGATTGCGTTAATGAAGGTGTCGATATTGCGGCTACCGGCTGAGACCTTGAGGTCTACCTTGACGGTCGTCGATGTGCTCGAGAGAGTAGTCAGGTAACGAGTGGCCGTAACTTGACCCTGAAAGTTTGCCGGAATGTAGCCGGTATAGGTGTATATCGTTGCACCGACTGTAAGTTTCACGGTGAGTTGGCAGTTCGAGGTGTCCGTATCGGTGGCGTGAGCCGTAAAGACTATTTGATATTGCGTCGATCCAGTGAGAACTACCGAGGCCGAAGTGGTCGTAAATGTCGTTCCCACCGTTGGGTTGTTATAGAAGCCGGTGAAAATCTGAGGAGGTGGAGTACCGACGATGAGGTTAGATGGGTCAACGGTCAGGTAATCGCCAACATCGAGTGACGTTCCTAGACGCGCCGTTGGGATGATTCCGCTAGTGATGGTCGAAGCGTTGATATTGTTGGGGGCCGCTTCTTTCCAGGCTGAACCGGTCCATACTTCGAGCACCTGGTTAGTCGTAGACCAGCCAAGGCGGCCAAGGGTCGGGGAAGTAGGGCGAGAGTCCGTGGTCCATATGCCTACGCCGTGGCTAAGGCAGTTTCGAGTGTCCTTGACGTTGCCCGAAGCGATGGACGTGGCAAGGGCTGGGACTGTTACGCGGCCAATCTCAATCTCGTAGATGCCGGTCGTGGTTTGGGTTAGAGCTGGGGCCGAAGGGCTTGTGCCAGGAGTACCGGTCAGGACGGCCTGAACAATGGTGTTAGCCGTTGGATCGAGGCGCAGGATGATGAGGTCGATGCGAGGGTTACTGCTCGAGGCAGAGATGGTGTTAGTTACCACCGCATCCGAGGAATACATGAAACCGCGCACAATGGCGAAACCGGCGGCAGTCGTGACCGTCATGGTGCCACCTGGAGCCGTTACCTGAAGTGCCGTATCGCTAGGGAATCCGGCCACGCCCGAGCTCTTGAGTCGGTCAAATAGGTACGAGTACTGAGTCTCGGTGGTGTCTGCGTTCTCGAAAGGCCATGAAGTTTGCGTCATTGTTAGGCTCCTAAATATTCGACGATAAAGTAAAGCGGATTGGTCGACAATGCGCCGAACGTTCTAGCGCTACCAGAATCCTGATAGATCTGAAGTTGCAGAGTGTCGTTAGCCGTCAGTCTAAACGATGGCAACGAAAGACTCATATATGGCGAGGAATTGCCTACTGATGAGATGCTAATTCCGGCAATAACCGTTGACCCATTTTGAGCCAGGGTAAAGATTCGTTTGCCTAGTGCGCTGTTGTCGAGGAATATCTTCCCAGAGATGGAATAGCGACCCGTCAATCCCACCGTAACTAGGCCAGTAGTAGTACCCAGCGTAAAGATTCCACCAGAGTTTTCGGTGATTGACCATTGGTTAGCGGCAGTTCCCGAGGCTCCGATTATTGTAGTTAGCACGTTAGTAAGCGATTGAGTCGATGTGGTATTGACCAGCTCGATACGGCCTAGGGTTCCGTTGCCAGGTACCGGCGCTGGAGCGTTTCGCTCAAGGTTGGAGATTCGTTGCTCGAGGTTCATTCGACCAGCGCCTGAGGGTAGCCAACGGTGGCGATGATTCGGACCCCGTCAGATTCGATGGAGATTCCGACTTCCTGAACGATTTGCGAGATGGTGTCAGAGTTGACCACTACGGCCACGGTGTCGCCAAGATTCCAGTCCAGTTGGTAGCGCATCGTGTCAATGTCTCGAGGCGTGACCGAGATGGCTGAGATTGTAAAGCCTTTTTCGTTCAGGACCGCCGTTCCAATGTCGGCCAGATTGCCAGCATCGTTGCTCGAGCGCCCATCCACGAACTGCTCGATGCGCCGTCCCCAGGTGGATTCTGCAGCCGTGGAGTTTGACGTAACGACCTCGACCAGAGTGCGATCTATCCCCTCACCCTGACCGGCCACGATGGCTCGCGTTAGCCCTGGAGCCGTGTAGGTGTATTCCGAGGACTCGAGCCGGTTATTGGCGATGTCCATGCGGATAGACGCTGAGAGGTCCTGAGGCTGAAAAACAGTAAAAACTAGGTTAGCTCCCACCTGCATAATCTCAAAGCCCAGGCGGTCAATCTGGGCCAGTTTGCGGACGATTTGACCGAGGCTCTCGAAACGTGCGTCGATGCCTACCGTCGAGCCGAAGATGGTGTCTGCCGTAAGGGTGAGATTGCTTATCTTTCGAGCCACCGGTGCGCTGGGTCCGATGTTCCGGTCGATGAATCCATAGATCACCGTCGAGTTGCGGCCGCCTCGAGAGTCGTATTCGTTGGTCTGAGCCGTTACGTCAGAGTGAACTGGGTCAGGGTACGCCAGGCGCTCATTAAGGATGACGGTGTCGTCTACGCCGCTTATCTCCCATACGCCGGTGGGGTCATCCTGAGATTGCTTGAGAGTGGCCGAAGTAGTGGGGCCGGAGATGATGGTTCCGGCTGGACCAGTAACGAGGATGCCAGCGCCACCGGCTCGAAGTAGAGCTGCGATTGGCGAGTCCCCACGGAGCGAGACGTTCCATGATCCGATGTTGTTAAACCGGAGAAGAAACTTTGCGCCTACTAGGTCGCCAGGGGTTATCTGCCCTACTCGAACGTAACTAGAGTTTCTGACTTCGACAGTGAGTTCGCTGAGCTGCACTAGTGGAGGACCTCACGCCTCGACGCGAACGTCCCCGTGACCTTCGTGTCCGATGTAGCGCCGGTGACTGAAACCGTGAGGGTCTGGTCGCCAGGTGGGATAGAGAAGAGTTTGGGTGCGGTGCCTAGGCCGGAGTACCGGTTAGCGCCGGTCTGGTCTTTGACCGTTCCGGCTTCGCAGTCGATGGTGATGGTCGTTGCTGAGGTAATTGTGTCGCCGAAGGTAAAGCCAACTCCCCCAAGGGTAATCGTGGTTAGGGTTGACGGTCCCTTAATGGTCCATACCGCCGGAGCGTTGACATCACCAGTGTTCGTGACCGTGACCGTACCGAAAGCCTGTGAGGACTTGACTCGGAGAAAGGCCAGCGACTTAGGGGAGGAGCCAGCGAGCAGTCCTCGAGTGACAGAGCTCGAGACGATAGAGACAGAGAATGGCGCGGTGGATTGCCAGAAAGGCTGGGGGGCCTGAAGTGCTAGGTCCCATTGGCAGAAGTGGTCAGCACCCGTTGATCCGAACTGAGTCTCGCCACCACCGGCTAGGTAGACATCGAGCGTCCAGGTCTCGTCGTTCTCATAAGTCACTGCGAGGGTTGCCTTATCCCGAAGGATGTAAGAGAGCCGCCGGAGTTTGGTCTCGGTCTCTTCGCGTGAGTCTCCAAGAATCATTAGGGGAAGGTTGATTTCGCGCACATCACGCTTCGAGAACCTAAAGGTTCCACCGTTGGAGGCGCTGGGGTCGATACGAAGGATGGGTGATGGAATGCCGAATCCCCGTAGCCCTATCTGGGGGACGTAGTTATCGTCATCGAATGAGATGGTGTCGCCGTTGGTACCGGTCAGAGTCATTGAGAGGGCCATTACTTAAATCCCCCTGGACTTAGAATCTGCATAGATTTCTTTAGATCCTTGTGCGCGTCGAGCGAGTTATTAGGCGCGGCGTTATAGATCAACGTGGTGCCATTTCCAGCCGGTGTTGCACCCTTTGGTTTGGCTCCATTAGTGGCTGTAGGAGTTACGAGCTGCGGTGTTAGGGGGTTGTTCGTCGAGGTCAGGCCGCCTTCGATATTCCCGATAGTGCCGATGGTCTTGATATCGGTGTGTCCAGGGACCATGTTCCAGGCGCGAATGAATAGGTTGATTCCGTGGATAATGAGGTTAAGACCGTCCACGAAGACGTTGGCAAAGTCAATGGCCAGTCCCTTAATTAATGCGAAACCTAGTTTTACACTTTCTATAAAGTTCTTAAAGATTGCCTGACCGGTCTTGGTCTTTGTAAAGAAAATGACCAAGGCAGCGACCAGTGCAACTATCAACACTATGAGTGGCCCTATGCCAGTAGCGGTCATAACAACTCCGAATAACGTGAATTCACCAACGGCGATTGCATTAACAATATTTACAATTGCCATGATTGCCGAGTAAGCCTTGAGCCCTGCGACCAAGGTTATGAAGCCAGCGACTAGTGGCAGAAGAAAGTCCTTATAGGTGATCATGAACGATACGAAGTTTTTAATGCCATCCCATACGGGGTTTAGCGCGGTCTTGCCTTCCTTAAATCGCTCGATGAAGTCCTTGATGTAAGGGATGAACTTCGTGGAGATGTAGTCGCCTACCTTGTTAAAGGCAGGTAGCAGTGCGAGTCCTAGGGTTTCTTTAATCTGATTAAATCCCTGGGTCATCTTGTCTGAGGCCGTTACACCGGCAGCGGCCGTTCCACCGACCTGAGTCTCGATGGCCTTCATAACCATGTTCTGCGCATCGAGCAGTTTCCCAGACTTGACCAGGGCCTCAATCTTGATTTTCTCTTGCTCGGTGAAGGTCACGCCAGATCGCGCTAGGGCAGTGATTCCCTTCACGGGGTCCTGGAGAGCCTTACCCAGTTGGATAGCGTTAGTTTCAGCGGACCCGAATCCAGCGGCGGCTAGGTCCTGAGCTGCGAGGCTCGCACGATCGAACATTCCACCGGCTACGCCAGCGGTCTTAGCCAGGTTGGCGAAGGTGAGCAACTTAAGTTGAGTTGACTTAATGGTGTCGTCGTCGATACCGAGTTGAAGTTGTTGAACTCCCGAAAGGTCCTCGAGGCGCTTAGATACTTGACCGGCATGGTCTCCGAATAGGCCCATCGACTTCGTAACGTTCTCGAGTTTTCGGTTCGATGAGACTTCGGCCTCACCGGCTGCGATTAAATCCTTAGTGAAGTTGGCGACAGCACCACCGACAACAGCGCCTACAAAGACATTCTTAATCTTTGAGAGAGATGACCCGAAGCCCTTAGAGAAGTTGTCGCCTGAGCTGCGCCCAAGGCCGCCCATCTTGGTACCGACACCCTTATCGAACTCGGACTCGAATCCCTTAAATGAGGGAACGATGGTGACGTAGGCCGTTGCCAGAGCTCTTTCAGCCATTCGTCTGCCTTTCGGGGTTCATCTTGCGGAGTGCCGCCTCGACCGCTTCCCTGGACATGGGCTTCGGTTTGTCGGCGTTATCCCATGGAGCCGGGTACTCAGGCGGTGCAGACTCGGAGTTGACTTTCGCCAGTAGGTCGAAGGTGTGCTTTAGCACTATCCACTCGAAACTAACGGGGAACGTCCACCCATTTTCTGAACTGTGCACAAGGCTTGTCGGGTTTCGCACCATCATACCAATACAATCAATTGCCTCTCGGTAAGGGACCGAGTGACCTAGGTCGTTAATCGAGATTTGGAGAAAGTGCCGAAGGTCGTAACTGAGTTCAGGTCGGGCTCTTTCGATTAGATCGAAGAGCCAGAGGATTCCCCCAGGGAGGCCCCTTGCATCCATTCGGTGAAGATGCCGCCGAGCTCTTCCATCGTCAGCTTGTCGCAGAGGGTCATTTCGTCCGAGTCCTCGCCGAAGATACCCTCGAGCAGACCGAAGAATTGGTCGACCGCGTCCTCCATTTTGCGAGTGCGGCGAATGACTCCCGAGGGAATCGAGGTCGGGTGAGGGAGAGTTAGTTTCCCTGCCGAGGTCTTAAAGGTCACGGGGCCAGCGGCCGTCTTGTGATCCTGAGGTTCTTTCTTATCCATCTTGGCTCCTACTCCTGGTGCAGAAACTTTACACCAGGAGTATTAGCCGCAGATTAACTAATAGAGGAGAAGAAAACGTCAGCGGCGCGACCGGAGGTCACATAGGCGCTGATGGTTACGCCGAAAGAAAGGGCTTCGCCATTCTTGATGTTCAGCGGCTCAATCTTCATGACTTCGCCTACAGGGATGTAGTGGCGGACAATCTTGGCACCGTCGACCATGTCGATAACGAATGACTGCTTACCACCGGTAGTACCAGGGGACCAAGCCAACTTGTTCGAGACTGGGGCTACACCAAAAAACTGAGCAGCGACAGCTGAGGTCATCTCGAGGAGTGTGAACTTGTAGGAGAGGTCGGATTCTGTAACGACTTCGCGAACGAGGTCAGCGTTCTGCCATGAACGGATCTGAGCCGTGTTCCGGCTCGGGGTAACGGTGACTCCGTCCGAGTGGACGTAACCGAGGTCGGTAAAGCCGGTGAGGGCCGAGCTAGCGGTGGTTGGGGCGGTAGCGGAGGTGGCAGCGGCATATACCGTTCCTGAGATTCCGACTACTACGTTTCCGGCGGTTAGTGCCATGTTGGTTCCTTTGGTTAGATGTCCGTGGCCTTGACCACGACTTCAGCGGATAGTGACCGGCGCTCCTGGCCTGAATCGTCACCTAGACGAACCGGACCAGTTTGTACCGTAACGTGCTTGATATTCGTACCGGTGGCTCGCCTTACTAGGGATTCGACCGTGAGGGCGAGGCTCGAAGCGGTGGCGTAATCATTGGCGTAAATATCAATAACGACTTGACCGTATCGTAGCATTAGTTCGGTTTCGGCTCCTAGCGTGGCGGAGATGACGACTTGCTTATCCGGTTCTGTTTTGGCCGCTGGGAGTTTCATGGTTCCCACTCGGACTGAACCGTCGGCGAGTCCAGCCACGATGTAGGCAACTAGATCCTTTTCGATGTCGTTGTACTTGACGGGCATTAGCGGCCTCCAATGATGAACTTATAGAGCGCGGCCAGCATATGTAGTTGACCGGTCTTGTGGTAGTAGTTGAACCCTGCCGCAGCTGCGACATCCCCTGGAGCGTTGGATTTGACGACCACTCGAGGACGGCGGCCACGGGGTTCGTAGATCACGCTAAAGCCAGCATCGGAGTAGCCGTCGATCGTACCGCCTGGGCCATTGTCAGCCACGACAGCCGTAGCGGCCATCTCATCGGCGACCTTCTGGCCAGCGTCGGTCAGGATAGAGCGCATACCGAGTTGGTCCATAACGTCGATTAGCCCTTCTTCGTGCCACTCGACGCGAGTCTTAGCCACGGCGTTGACGGAGATGAATTACCGTACCTGGATTGCCACCGAATGGGTTAGCCCAGTCTTGTTGACCATCGAAGAGCCAGTCGCTCCCACGGATCGTAAATAGGTCATTTGGGTAAGTGACCAGGGCAGAGGTTAGGTAGAGGTGAATGGTGGCGTCAGAGGGCATTCTAGAGGGCTCTGAGTTGGTTCCAGCATGACCCCAGCCCACCAGAACATTGTCCACCGTGACCGTCGAGGTCGTGTAGGTTGGGTTTCCGAAGGCATCAGTGGACAGGGCCGTTGACCTGGTGATGGTGATGGTCTCACCCATGACTAGTACTCGAGGCCGTTATATGGGTAGGGCAGGTTATTGAGAGATGCCTGGGCGTAGCAGTATTCGCAGCCACAGCCCGATGAGTGAAGAGCTGGGAGATATGGAGCACCTTCGGTGTAGCCGTTTCCGGTCATTACCAGCATCCCGACACCAACTCCCATATGAGGAGCCATATCGACCGAGAAAGCCTTATTGGGGATAATCGGGCTGAGCATCGCCAGTTCATCCTCAGTCATCCACATATCTACGTTTCCGACATTCTTAGCGGACGTGAATGGACCAGTGGTCTGAGATGAGTAGGTGGCGTTGTCGGGGTTGCGGAGTACTCGAGTGACCATCCGGCAAGTAACGAAAGTGATAATCGAGGCAGGGAGTTTGCCTGAAGTGACCCGAGACTGAATAGATGGGTACTCATTAAGGATGATGGCCTCAGCGTCTTGGATAAGAGCACGAAGCAATTGGTCATTATCGGGAGCACCGTCACCGATCCATCGTTCGCGAATGTCTTGAGGGGCAGTCCAGTTCATAAGGCTCCGTTCGTAGGTAAGTAATAAAAAAAGTGGGTCGGGCCGAAGCCCGACCCACTCTTTAAAGC